TTGAAATGCGTAAGCGTTGTTTGTTGTACCAGCTTCAAGAATGTCGTTAACTCCAGCGAGTGTAGAATTAGTTTGAGCATCGTAGACAAGCATACACCGTATTGCTTGGTCGTCTGTAGTGCTGCTAGCTATATCAGGGCTTACTAATGCTCTGACCATAACAGACTTCAAGATAACTTTTCTTCCTATTCTGTTATTGTAATCTGTTCCTGTTGCAATTAGATTAATTGCAGTAGTAGATCCGGTTGTGTTTGCAGCAGTTAAAGTGACTCCTTGATCAACGAACTTTTTCTCTTCTCTTGATCTTCTGTGACCAACACCAAAGAAGCCTCCTGTTCTAGCAGGAGCCATTTGTTTTTTAAAGACAGTTCTTCCAGTTTTAGGAAATCTTGAGCCAGCAAATCTACGTTTAGTAGATGGTTTTCTGGCCATTTTGTTTTTTGTTTAAAAAAAACAAAATAGTTATTCTTATTTATATATTTTTTATTCAATCAAAATAGTCAAACACCCCGTAGGGCTAGAAAAGTATTCTTAGAACAAATCAAAAATGCGGCGCGGCCTGGTCGCGCCATTTTTTTGCGTATTAGAAAGCACCGCAGGTCTACACCACAGGCTCCGCAGGAATGGTGCTTGCACCGATGCATAACTAGCAACACGTTCGGCCAATCGAACGGGAACGTTCGCTTATTGGCGTTAGCCAATCAGGGCACGCAGGCAGAGTAAGGCTGCTGACGTCGACTCTGCCGAAGCGTGTCATTGGCCGCGTGGAGGCCTCGTGTAGGCCTCGAGGCTGCTGACGTGGCGGGTGAGAGAAGGCATATAAGGCTTGGGGATAAATGAATCGATTTATCATTCATTAATATTACTATCCCCAAGCCGCTCGCCCTCGCCTGCTCGCCAGCCAGTCGCCGTATGCCACGTAATCGTGAAATCAACGCACGCAATTGGTTCCTTACGTACCCGAAGTGTGATGCTACAAAAGAAGAAGTTATCGAAAATATCAAAGAGTTCTCCAAGAAAAGCCCGATCAGAGGAGCTATTGTCGCCCAAGAAAAGCATAAGGATGGAACAAACCACATTCATGCCCTTATCCAATTTGTCGACAGCTATAGAACAAGACTTGCCTCTGTCTTTGACTGCCTCACCATTGGTGAGAAGCACCTTGAAGGCAAACATGGAAATTATCAGTCCGCTCGCAATTTGCAAGCCGTTATCGACTATGTCCATAAGAGTGACCCAGCTCCTCTCACTTATGGAGAAGTTAGAACAGGAAGAAAGCCAAGTTCTAAAGAAACAAGATTGGATAAACTTGTTAAAGCTCTCAAGGAAGGTGAATCGTTGGACCAAATTGAGGAAAGAGACTCAGGATCATTCTGTAACAACAAGCGGAAGTTGGAAGAATATCAAAGTTATCTTCAGAGAAAAAAACTTAGAAGCAACTTGTTGCCAAAGCCCGACTCATGGAAATACGATGTCTCCGGACCTTCAGGAGCAATCGCAGGCTCAGCCTTAAGTGAAATAGGTAATGCATGGAGTATAGAGAAGTGGTTGAATGAGAATCTCTGCAAAGAGAGAGCATTCAAGATGCCAGCATTATGGTTGCATGGCCCAGCTAACATGAATAAGACATCCTTATTCAGGAAGCTGGGTAAGTATTATAGTATCTATTGGATGCCTATAGAAGAGCACTTCTTTGATGATTATGTAGATGATGCCTATGATCTTGTTGTTCTAGACGAGTATAAGGGTCAACATACGATACAGTTCTTAAATAACTTCATTCAAGGAGGTATTATGTCCATTCGAAAGAAGGGAACTCAATACCTCAAAATGAAGAATATACCTATGGTTATATTAAGCAACTTTAGCCCTGAAGAAGCCTACTCCAATGCGAACAAATCCGCAGGATTTGAAGCATTGCTAACAAGGTTAGTAGTTGTGCAAATAAGCTATAGATTGGACTTAGCTCAGCTAAGTCCTATCTACGAGGAAGTCGGAGCCCTCCAACAGGAAGAACCTGACGAGTTAAGCCCTCAACGAGAGATAGACTGGGAAAATGCTTCGACTGAAGAAGGTTTAGTAGCCTTTAGTGAATATAATCCTATGTTAGTATTTGGACAAGATGCTAACATATCGTGGTATACTAGACTCAGACACCTCCAGGAGTACGCCTTGTCAATCAGGTTCAGAAAGCCAGAGCCAAGAATTTTAATAAGAAGGAGGGTTTATCCACCTCCATCATGTGATGAAACTTTATTTTAAATAAAATTAAGCATCTACAAAACGAATGCGTGAGTTCCAAGTAACACTACCATCAGTTGTTCCAGCTCCGGATGAGCCGATTACTAGCCATATTAATGAGCCAGTCTGGATGGAACCAATGGCAGCAGTGGTTCCAGAGAAGATAACCTCGTGGTTTAATCTTTTAAATTTTTTGATAAAGTGAACAGTGTTTGAGCCAGCGAGTCCAGAGGCAGCTACTTGTTTTCCGGTAGCAAAGGTTTTATCCATAAGAACCTTAAATCTATCTCTGTTGTTTAAGTTTTGAAATGCGTAAGCGTTGTTTGTTGTACCAGCTTCAAGAATGTCGTTAACTCCAGCGAGTGTAGAATTAGTTTGAGCATCGTAGACAAGCATACACCGTATTGCTTGGTCGTCTGTAGTG